GTAGCCGGTGTCCAGGTCGTAGATCTTGCTGGATACGTCGGGCCGGGTGGCGGCGTGGAAGCCATAGGGGTCGGCTTTGCCTACAAAGCCGCTGCCGTCCGCCTTATGTATGGCGTACTGGTAGGTGTCGTAGCGGTTCAGGCCGGGGACGAAGGCCTCCCAGATGCCGCCCTCCACCCTGGTCATGGGGGTGGCTTCCAGATCCCAGCCGTTGAAGTCGCCAATGACGGTGACCTTGGGCGCGTTGGGCGCCCAGACCCGGAACAGGTAGCCCTCAGCGCCGGTTTCGTCCTTGGCGGGGTGGGCGCCAAAGCACTTCCAGGCGTGGGTGGAGCGGCCTTCGGAAAAGGCTTCAAGCTCCAGAAAAAGGTCGTTGGAAGAGAGTTTTTCTTGGTATTTGGACATATTTATCACCTCGTGGAATCTTTTGGAAGCCTCTTGTCGGCTAAAACCAACAAGGGAATGTGACGCGTGGTTGGGTATATTTATCAAAATTATACAACAATAGAAAAGGGCCGTCAAGTAAAATAGTGGAAAAGCAGGGGGAAATCAGAAAGAAAATTCCCAGGGTGAACATGCGGCCGGGTCATGTAGGGCAAGGGCTGCGCCCTTGCCGGAGACGGACAGTGCTCAGTCCGCCATGAGCAGCTTGCGAAGCATGCGGGAGAAAATGCCGGGAACGGACAGGCGGTCCACCTGCTGGGAGGACAGGATGGGGATGGCATCCCGCAGCTCGTCCCCCACATAGACCTCCAGCTGGCCCAGAGTTTGGCCCTTTTCCACCGGCGCTTCCACGTCCTGGGCCATGGACAGACGGGTGGTCACCTGGCCCTCCTCGCCCTTGCGGACCAGCAGCCGGCAGTCCCGCTCCAGCTGGGGCTGGACCTGCGCGCAGTCCCCCAGCAGGACAGGGATGGCCGCCAAAGGCGCGTCCGGGTAGACGTTGGTGAGGGTGTACGAGGCAAAGCCCTGGTCCAACAGCGCCTTGGCATCGTCAAACCGCTGGGGGGAAGTAGGCGCTTTCATCACCACCGCGATCAGCTCCATGCCGTCCCGCTCCGCCGTCGCCGCCATGCAGTATTGGGCGGTATCTGTATAGCCCGTTTTCAGGCCGGTGGCCCCGTTATAGAACCGGATCAGCCGGTTGGTATTGGTCAGGCCGAATTCCCCGTCCCGGATGGAGTCCATCCAGATCGTGGTGTACTCCCGGATGCCGGGATGCTTTAAGATCAGCTCCCGCGCCATCAGCGCAATGTCGTGTGCGCTGGTGAGATGGCCCTGGGCCGGTAAGCCCGTGCAGTTGATAAAGGTGGTATCCGCCATCCCAAGCTCCTGGGCCCGCTGGTTCATCTGCGCTACGAAGGCCGTCTCGCTGCCCGCCAGATGCTCCGCCATCGCCACCGCCGCGTCGTTGCCGGAGACAACGGTGATACATTTGATCAGCTCGCCGGCGCTCATTTGCTCCCCTTCCTCTAAATAGACCTGGGAGCCGCCCATGCCCGCCGCCGTGGATGAGATCGTCACAGGATCCTCCCGGCGGATGCGCCCGGCGTCCAGCGCCTCCATAATCAACAGCAGCGTCATGATCTTGGTGACGCTGGCAGGCTCCATGCGCTGGTGCGCCTCCTTCTCGTACAAAAGCTGGCCCGTCTCCTTCTCCATCAGTACGGCAGAGCTGGACACCAAATCTACCGCCGGAAGCTGCTCCGGGGCGGCCCACGCCGCCGGTAAGCACAGACTGAGCGTCAGCGCCAGGGATACGATGCGTTTCATAGAAAGTCCCTCCAAAAAGACCAGTTTTTTATGTGCATAGTCAGGATGTGGAGAGATGGGCTTGGATATACACGTTACGCCAGCTTGAAAATTTTCCAAAAAATTTTTTGCGAAATTTTTTCTTAGGTGTACGCAAACGTACACCTTTTGCCCCCTGCCCGCTAAGGGTGAGGAGTGGTTTCATTTGGATGAGAAAGAAAAACAGCGGCGGGAACGTCTGCTGCGGCAAATCTTGCGGCTGATGCAGGCCCCCGTCAATGACGCGGTCAAGCTGGCTTACCTCCAGGAGGAGGAGACCGAGCGGATCGACGGGCTGGATCTGACCGCCTTGAAAGAATTTAAACGGAGCGCCAACGGCGTGGTGGAGCTGAAATTCATCGACCGGCTGGAGGTCGCCCGGCAGCTGCTGGAACGGCTCCCCGGTGAGTCCAGACTGGACCCCGCGGAGTCCTTCTTCCAGCTGACAAAGGAGGGATAGCAGCTTGTACTTTTCCCCGAAACAGTGGCGGGTGCTGCGCTGGTGGCAGCCCGGCTCCCCCGATGGGGATTTTGACGCGATCATCTGCGACGGCGCCGTCCGGTCCGGCAAGACCCTGTGTACTGGGTTGTCCTTCCTCTACTGGGCCATGCGGGGCTTTCACCACAAAAGCTTCGCTTTGTGCGGTAAGACTATTGTGTCCGTGCGCCGGAACCTGGTTCAGGAACTGCTTCCTTTGCTGGAAGAGCTGGGGTTCGTCTGTGAGGAGCAGAAGACCAAAAACCTCTTTACCCTGGAGAGCGGAGGCCGGAAAAATACCTTCTACCTCTTCGGCGGCAAGGACGAGGGCTCCGCCGCCCTGATTCAGGGCATGACGCTGGCCGGGTGCCTGCTGGATGAGGTCGCTTTGATGCCCCGCTCCTTCGTGGAACAGGCCTGCGCCCGCTGCTCCGTGCCCGGAAGCCGGCTCTGGTTCTCCTGCAACCCGGAGTCGCCGGGGCACTGGTTCTACAGGGAGTGGATTCAAAAAGCAGAAGAACGCAACGCGTTGCACCTCCACTTTACCATGGACGACAACCCAGGGCTGTCCCAGGCCGTGCGGGAGCGCTATGAGCGCATGTTTGAAGGGGCCTTTTACCGGCGGTTCGTGCTGGGAGAGTGGACAACCGCCCAGGGTCTAGTCTATGACTTCTTCGACGACAGTATGCTTCAGGACGTTCCGGAGGATGCCGAGAACGCCATGGAGCGGTGGTACATCTCCTGCGACTATGGGACCGTGAATCCCACCTCGATGGGACTGTGGGGACTTAGGCGCGGCGTTTGGTACAGGACGGCGGAGTTTTATTATGACTCCAAAATCCACCGGCGGCAGAAAACCGAACAGGAATACGCCGCGGACCTGGAACGGCTGGCGGGCGGCCGGGAGATTCAGGCCGTCATTGTGGACCCGTCTGCGGCCAGCTTTATGCTGGAGCTGCGGCGGCGGGGCTGGAGAGTCCGGAAAGCTGTGAATGATGTGATCTCCGGCATCCGAACAACCGCCCAGCTGCTGAAAAGCGGGAAGCTGGTCATTTGCAGAGGGTGCGGGGATACGCTGCGGGAGCTGGGCCTGTATCGGTGGGCCCAGGGGGAGGATGGGCAGGACAGGGTGTGTAAGGCCGATGACCACGCTATGGACGAGATGCGCTACTTCGCCGCCACTGTGGCGGGCCGGGAAGGTGCGTTTTTCGCCGGGTGCGTAGAAAGGAGCAGCTTTTGAGACTTAGATGGTTGGAAAAAAAACGAAAACCGGACGGTGACTCCCAGAGCGCCGCGGTGCAGCTGCGGGAGAGCGGACAGCACCCCTTCCGTATGCTGGACGGGTACGCACCCCTGAACGAAGGGGAGCTGCGGCTCTACCGGGCCATCCGGGAAGCAGTACCCATTGTGGACGCCGCCGTGCTGAAGCTGGTACGGCTGTGCGGCGGCGTGCGCGTCCGGTGCCGGGAGCAAGCCGCCCAGGCCGGGCTGGAGGAATTTTTGCGCCGGGTGGACACCGGGCGGGGCCAGAGAGGCATTCAATCCTTTTTGGACGGTTATCTGGACAGTATGCTGACCTGCGGACGGGGTGTGGGGGAAATTGTGCTCTCCCCCGATGGACGGGACATCCGGGCGGTACTATGCGCGCCGCCAGAACAGGTGGCCGTCCGGGAGGGAGAGACCCCCTTGGATTTTGCCCTGTGTGCCAGAGGCATCGGGGGACATCCGGAACCTTTGCCCTGGCAGGATCTGCTGCTGTTCACCCCCTTTCAGCCCGAAACAGAACACCCCTATGGCGTGTCCCTGCTGCGGTCTATGCCCTTCCTGACCGAAATTCTTCTGAAAATCTATCAGGCCACTGGCATGAACTGGGAACGGATGGGCAATGTGCGCTTCGCCGTGATTTGCAGGCCCGGAGAGGATGAGCGGGGCTTCGCTCAGGAGCGCTGCCAGCAAATCGCCCAGGAGTGGAGCGCCGCTATGCAGGCCGGACGGCAAGGCGCTGTGCGGGATTTCGTCGCCGTGGGGGATGTGGACATTAAAGTGATCGGCGCGGATAACCAAATCCTGGACAGCGAGACCCCCGTGCGGCAGATTTTGGAGCAGCTCATTGCCCGGACCGGCATCCCGCCCTTTTTGCTGGGGCTGTCCTGGTCCTCCACCGAGCGGATGAGCGCCCAGCAGGCCGATTTGATGACCAGCGAGATCACCGCCATCCGCCGGGGGCTGGAGCCTGTGGTGGAACGGGTCTGTGAGCTTTGGCTGCGTCTGCACGGCTGCGACAGCCGGGTCTGTGTGGACTGGGAGGATATCAATTTGCAGGACATCGTGGAAGAGGCCAAGGCCCGGCTCTACCAGGCCCAGGCCCAACAATTGGAAGGAGGAACTACATGAACATTCGGAAATCGCCCCAGGCGGGCACGTCGGGTCAGCCGTCCCTGGAGGAACTGGCCCTGATCAATCAGCTAAGTCAACGAACGCTGGCCGCTGAAGAAGTATATACCTTCGGCGTGCGCCTGTGTGACAACCAGGTGGACCGGGACGGGGAGCGCTTCCCCTTGCAGACGCTGGAGGAGCTGGCCCCTATGTTTTTGGGCAAAAGCGGTATTTTTGACCACGATTGGTCCGCCAAAGGGCAGGCGGCCCGGATCTACCGGACCCAGATCGTGCAGGAGGACGGCGTGCTGACCGCGGCGGGGGACACCTACTGCTATTTGAAAGGGTACGCCTACATGCTGCGCACGCCGGGCTGCCAGGATTTGATTGCGGAAATCGAGGGCGGCATCAAACGGGAGGTCAGCGTGGGCTGCTCGGTGCGGCGGGCTGTCTGCTCCATCTGCGGCCAGGATATCGCCCAGTGCCCCCACGAAAAGGGCCGGGAGTATGACGGTCTGCTGTGCTTCGCGGAGCTGCTGGACGCGGCCGACGCATATGAGTTTTCCTTCGTGGCCGTGCCCTCCCAGCCCAACGCCGGGGTCATGCAGAAGCATTTTGGCTCTGGCAATTCCGACAGCTCCGGCGAGTTGGCCCGGCTGGGTAAAAAATACCTGGAACAGCTCCGGGGCGACGTGATCCGCCTGGGCGCTCTGGCGGACAAGAGTATGGACGCTGGAACTTTGCGCACCATCGTGCAAAAGCTGGGAGAAGAGGAGCTGCTGGCTATGCGGCGGGGCTATGAGAAAGCCGCCGGAAAGCGCTATCCCCTGCACACCCAGCTGGAGTACGGAGAGGGCCGCCCCGCCAGCCAGGACGGCGACGCGGCATTCCTGATTTGAGTTTTTGAGAGGAGGATTTTTTATGAATAAGGTTTCCTTTGGCGGTATTGGTGAGATCGCGGCCACCTTCTTTGCCGGTGAGGACGTGGTCCCCGGTCAGGTGGTCAAAATCAGCGGCAACAGTACGGTAGATGCCTGCGGGGACGGAGAGGCTTTTTGCGGCGCGGCTCTGTCCTGCGAGTGCGGCTTCGCCGGGGTGCAGGTGAAGGGCTTTTTGTCCTTGCCCTACTCCGGAGAGGCCCCGGCTGTGGGCGCCGCTGTGCTGGCGGCGGACGGCAAGGGCGGTGTGAAAACCGCCCAGTCCGGGACGGCCTGCACCGTGATTCACGTGGACGAGGCGGAATCGCTGCTTGTGGCGCTTCTGTGATGGTTTATTTGGGAAGGAGAATGTGATATATGGCTTATCGGTTTGACAATTTGAAGCTGGAAAAAGGAATGTATCAGCAGGCTGGACGGTCCTTCAGTCAGGTGCTGGAGAGCCAGGACCCCTCGGAGCAGTATAAAGGCTCCGCGCTGGAAGGACTGGACGCGTTTCAGCGGCAGCTCAAGCGCTTCGACATCAAAGTAAAAGGCTCCGCCTCCGACGCGGTGGAGAAGTTTTTCCGGACCTCCGACTCTGCGGTGCTGTTCCCCGAATATGTGGCGCGGTCTGTGCGGCAGGGTATGGAAGAGGGCGACCTTATTCCCCAGCTTACCGCCGCCGTGACCCAGTTCGACGGGATGGACTACCGCTCCATTACGACAGAGGCCGGTGGTATCGAAAAAGAACTGCATCAGGTGGAGGAAGGCGCGCAGATTCCCAGCACCACTATCCGCGTTCGGGACAGTTTGGTGCGTCTGCGTAAGCGCGGAAGAATGCTGGTGGCCTCCTATGAGGCCGTGCGCTACCAGAAGCTGGACCTGTTCAGCGTCGCCCTGCGGCAGATCGGTGCGCACATCAGCCGGATGCACCTGGACGACGCGGTCAGCGTGCTGCTCCAGGGAGACGGCAACAACAATCCTGCGGAAATCTCCCAGACTGCCGCGGCAGAGGCCTTGAGTTATGACGATCTGGTGGGCTTTTGGGCCAAGTTTGACCCCTACGTTCTGAACACGATGCTGGTGAGCGGTCCTATGATGGTCAAGCTCCTTAAGCTCCAGGAGTTCCAGAATCCCCTGACCGGGCTTAATTTCCAGGGGACCGGCCAGCTGGCCACCCCCATGGGTGCGGCTTTGCTCCGCAGCGGCGCGGTGCCCGACGATATGATTATCGGCCTGGACCGGCGGTTCGCGCTGGAGCTGGTCCAGGGCAGCGATGTGACCGTGGAGTACGACAAGCTCATCGACCGGCAGCTGGAACGCGCCGCCATCACGACCATCAGCGGCTTTGCCAAGCTCTTCTCCGACGCCTCCCATGCCTTGCAGCTGGCTCCAAAGGCGTGACCGCTATGCTGACGCAGGAAATTTTGGAGCTGGCCGGCCGGATGTGCGGCCAGGGGGCAGACAGAGAAATTCTGCTCCCCCTGTGCCAGGCCGCCCGGCTGGAGGTGGAGAGCTGGCTCAGGCCCGGCAAGCTCCCCCAGGACTGCGGCTCCGCCTTCGTGATCGCCGCCGCCTGGTTAGCTTTAGCCGGGCTGGAGACCAGCCGCAATGAGGCGGGGGTGTCCTCCTTTACCGCGGGGGATTTGACCATTCGGAAAGAAGGTGGCAGCAGCGTCGAGGGCCTGCGGGAACAGGCCTGGACGCTGATGGCCCCCTTTCGCAGGGATACATTTTGTTTTCAGGGGGTGCGTGGATGACAGATAGTATGATGGCCCAGGAGTGGCAGGCAATTCTGAGCCGGCATGGGTTGGATGTGACCGTTTTCGCCCGCCGGGATGGAGAGGGACAGTCTGGCCGGGCCTTGATTCAGCCGATTTTGGAGCAGACCAAACATCAGCTGGAGCCCTCCCCCTTGGGGGGACGGTGTGAGAGCCGGTTCCTCTATCTGGGGGAGGCGGGGCTTCCTCTGGAGGCTGGAAAGGGTGGTCGGGTGGAATGCGCCCTGGGGGCGTTCTCCATCCAGTCCGCCCACCCAATCCAGATTGCCGGAAATACCTCCCACTGGTGGGGGGTGCTTCGGCCCATGGACCGGAAAGGCCAGGTGGAGCCATGAGCATGGGTTTGGAAAAAATCCGGGAGCGGATGTGCGCGTTTCTCAACGGACAGGGCCTCCAGACTGTGGTGGCCTGGCCCCGGCAGGAACGGGAGGAAATCTCCGGGGCGGTGGTCTCCGTGGCCTTGCGGCACTGTGAGGCCGGGCCATCCGGCTTCCGGGATTATTTAGGCGAGCGTTGGAACGAGGAGACCCAGGAGTGGGAGGAGCTTTATGGCCGGAAAACCCGGCTGACCTTTGGACTGGACCTGTACGCGGACCCCCTGGAGGGGGAGAATGCGATTCAGAACGCCTTCGACCTGCTGCTGGAGGCCTTTCAGGAGGACGGTCCCGCTGGCCTGAAGCTGCTGGAGCTGTCCTGCGGGGAGACGGAGTTCGATGCCAGCGGACGGCTGCTGCGCCGGAATGTAGAGGCGGTCTGCTCCGCCTACCTGTACGCGGTGACCCAGCCCGGCGGGGCATTTTTGGATTTTGAAATTCGAGGGGATGTGAAAGTATGAAAATGACAGTCCATGAACGGCCGGGGGTGTACTCCTCCTACAATTCCTCCACCGTGGTCAACGGCGGGGGCGGACGGAAAACCGTGGGGCTGGTGGGCGTGTGCGCCGGTGTGGAGGCCGTGGGCAAGGTCCAGACTGTGACCAGCTTTGAGGAGGCCTCCGCCCTGTTCGGCTCCGGTGAGCTGACCGAGCTGATTCGGATCATTTTGCGCAATGGCGCTGGAAGCGTCGCCGCCCTGGCGATTGAAAACGAGGACGGGTATACTGCCGGGTTCGAGACTTTGGAAAAGCTGGAAAATCTGCCGGTGATCGTGTGCGGCTCCACAAAGGCAGAGGTCCACACCGCCCTGCGTACCAGCGTGGAGAGTGCAAGCGCCCTGCGGCGGGAACGCATCGCGGTCGTCGGCGGAGGGAGAAACGAGGCGGTCGCCGCCCTGGCGGCACGGGCAAAAGCTCTGAACAGTGAGCGGATGGTGCTGGCCGCCCCCGGCGCGGTGGATGACAAGGGGACGGCGCTGGATGGGGTGCGGCTGGCTGCGGCCATCGCCGGGGCGATCGCCGCGGAGAGCGACCCCGCGCTGCCTCTGAGCGGCGCGGCCCTGTTCGGGCTGTACGGCGTGAGCGCGAACTACAACGACAATGAGATCGACCTGCTGATTCAGGGGGGCGTGACCCCGGTGGAGAGCGTGGGCGGCGAGATCTCTGTGGTGCGGGGCGTGACTACCCGAACGAAAACCGGTCAGGAAGAGGATTTGACCTGGAGAGATCTGTCCACCATCCTGATTGTGGACGACGTGATCCCCGCCGTGCGGGGCGCGCTGCGCAGCCGCTTCCAGCGCAGCAAAAACACCGAACAGAGCCGGGGCGCGATCCGCTCCCAGGTGGTGCTGACCTTGGAAAATAAGCTCAGCCGGGAAATCATTACCGGCTATGACAGCGTGCGGGTGAGCGTGGACCCGGAACGGCCCTCCGTGTGTCTGGTGGACTTCTCGTTTACCGTGGCCCACGGGCTGAACCAGATCTGGCTGACAGCCCACATTACCATTTAAAGGG